GCAGTAGAAGAAGCCAAACAAGAGGCAGCAGCCAAAGCTAAAGAAGAGGCACGTTTAGAAGCAGAAAGAATTGCTGCAGAAAAAGCAAAGAATGAAACAACTAAAGAAGAAGTTAAAGAAGCAGTAGCAGCAGTAATTACTGGTAATACTATTACTCAGGCACAAGCTAATGAAGTTGTTAATACTTTAATGGCTGATGGAAATGTTAGTAAGGCTGAGGTTGCTAATCTTGTAGAAGTATTGACTGCAGATGGCGGTAAGTTAAATGAATCAGAAAAGTCATTAGTAGCAGATGCTCTTGTTGCACAGGCAGATGGAGAAGCTTTAAGTTCTGAGCAAATTAAAGATTCTGGAATTGAGTATAAAGATCTTCCAAAAGAAACTCCTGTTGATATAAGAACAGATGAGCAAGGAAACGCAGTTGTTATTACTGCAGAAGTAGCAGCACAAGTTGAATTATTACAAGATCCAGCAGCATTGCTTCAAGAAGCATTCTCAGATCCTGGAGCAGCTTTAGCAGCACTTGGAAGTATTGGTGCTGATATGTCAAAAGAAGAAAGAGAAGAAGCAACAGATATGGTTGTTGCAACAGTCGTGGCAGCAGGAGCAGCTATTAATGCAGCAGCTGTAGCTGCGGGTGGAGCAACGGGTGGAAGTACGGGTGGAGGAAGTACTGGTGGAGGATCTAACTCGCCAGCATCGAGAGGAGGAAGAAGATGGTAAGAATAGTAAAAAATATCCTAAAGGATATGGTAGACCAGGCATGGACTCTCCTTGGAATGTTTATAGCCTGGGTAGTTTTGGACGGTAGTGCTAAGACAATTGTTGGATATGGAATCATGGCAACAACAACCCTATGGATACTAACTAGTCCAATTAGAAACAAGGAGGAATAAAATGGCAACCAGAAAAACAGTAGTAGAACCCCCTAAAAAAGAACACCCACAAAGAGCAATAACCAATATTCTTATGAGAATTTTAGCGGTATTCGCAGCATCAGGACTATCAGTCTTAGGAGCAGGAGCAGTAGTAGGAATTGATACTATGCAGGCTGTATTCTTAGCAGGACTATTAGGCGTAGCCACAGTTATTGAAAGACTGGCAAGAGCTTTTTTGGACGATGGAAAGCTTACATTAGCAGAGATTAATGAAGCCTTTAAAACAGTAGACAAAAAGGCTAATTAGTCATATTTGGCCTTTGTTGACAGCCCTCCATAGGGATGATATACTTAGATATATCTACTTGGGGAGGGTTTTGTCATGACTTGTATCGCTGTTGTACGCCATGAAAATAAAATATATATGGCTGGAGATCGTGGTGCATCAGACGATGGTACTATTCTAGCATTGACTGCTCCTAAAGTTTGGAAGCTTGGCCCATATTTAATTGGGTATGCTGGATCTATGGATGGTGAAAGACTTCGCTATAACTTTAATCCAGACATTCCAGATCTTCGTGATACAGATAAGTTTATGCAAACTAAATTTATTAAACAGCTTAAAAAGTTTTATACAGACTGGTGGATAGATACAGGAAAAGATTCAGACTTTGGTTTGATTATTGCGGTTAAAGGACAAATCTATGAACATAGTTCTGCGGATATGTCTTTATCAAAATATGAATTAGACTACCTTGCTATGGGATCTGGAGCAGAGTATGCCTATGGTGCACTTCATGCTACAGAAAAAATCAAAGATCCACGCAGACGATTACAGTCAGCAGTTGGTGCAGCAATTAAATTTTCCCCATCTTGTATGGGTCCAATTGATATCGTAAGTATTTAGGAGAGCCATGATAAAAGACGAAGATACATTTGAGTTTGACATCTGGATGAACAATGGAATTGATAGAGGATGGATATCTCCTGTGTTTTGTAATACACATGAAGGAGATCCTTACATGACAGATGAAGAAATGCAAGAGTGGGATGATGGTGGAGACCCTTGCTTGTTTGTATTTAAACTTAAAGATCATTAACATATGATATAATTATTAGATACCTGCTCAAATGAGAGGTATATTAATTTATTCGCTTGAAAGGGGAATAACATGATGAACGATCCATGGGCCATTTTTAATGACCCTTTTTTTATTGGGTTTAATAGAAACCTAACACAGTTAAACAATGTATATAATACAAACAAGCAATCTTACCCTCCGTATGATCTTCTTAAACTAGATGAAGATACATATAGACTTTCACTTGCTGTTGCAGGGTTTACAAAAGAAGACATTGGGGTAAATGTAGATAATGGAACCCTTGTTATTAAGGGAGAAATTACAGAAGTAACAGATGCTGAAGTTGTTCATAAAGGTATTGCAGGTCGTAAGTTTACACGATCATTTGCTCTTGGTGAATATATGGAAGTAACTGGAGCTGATCTTAAGGACGGTATGTTGCACATAAATATTGATCGCATCGTTCCTGAAGAAAAGAAACCAAAAACAATTAAAATCAAGTAGTACAATATAAATGTCCCCACACAGGACCTTAGTGATGGATTAGTTACCCATTAACATAACCTGGGCCATCGTGCCTGAATTACCTGTGTGGGGCATTACATTTTAGGTGTATAATAATAACAACATGTCAGAGAAAGAATTAGCGGTTTATAACAAGCAGCAATTCAAAAGGCGACTGAAAGAAATTAAAGAAGCCAGCGGGTGTGTTGACTGCGGAGAAAATAATCACATAGTCTTAGACTTTGATCATTTAAAAGATAAAAAATATAATATTTCAAGAATGATCCATGATGGATTTTCTTGGGCAGCAATTAAAAAAGAGATAGCAAAGTGTGAAGTAGTATGCGCTAATTGTCATAGGATAAGAACATATCTTAGGTTAATAGATAAATCAGCGTAGTGTATACTTATATAATGTAGTTGTACGAATACAGGGGAGACTGTGTGATACCTTTACTTTCTATACCAGTCTTAAATAGATATGACTTATTAGATACAAACTTAGAACTAATAGACTTCCCCATTAAAGAAATATTAATAATTAACAATGGCACAGAAAAATACATACCGAAAAGAAAAGATTTAAATATTAGGGTTTTAAACCTACCATCAAACTTAGGTATGTCTGGATCTTGGAACTTAACTATCAAGCTATATCCTCATGAAAAATATTGGCTATTCTCTTCTGTAGATACTCATTGGACTCCAGGCTCACTAGAAAAGTTTTATGAAAGCAGTGGTGAGTCAAAAATGATAGCATCAACTGAAGGGTTTAGTTGCTTTTCTATTGGAGAAAATGTTATAAGAAGAGTAGGACTGTTTGATGAAAAATTTTACCCATACACAGCAGAAGACGATGATTATCGTGAAAGGTTTTTTCGTGTAGCAAAACAAGATAATCCTACAGTATTGATATATCGTAATGATTTTATTAATGTCACAGCACCATTTGGACCAGCACAGACCATAGCAAGTGATAAAAAACTTCAAGAGCGTTACGCTGCCACAAAAGAAAAAAATAAAAAATATTACCTACTTAAAGAATCTGAAGATTTTTTAACAATAGGTTCCTGGGATATAGATGTAAGAAGAGACCAAGAATGGCTACTATAAGAGTATATAAAGAGATTGACAAGTAGTTTTCAGCATGCTATAATATATTAAGACGACAACAAGGAGGCAATTATGTCAGTAAAAGGATCGTTAGAAGCAATTATCGAAGTTGCAAAGAAAGAAATTGGAACCATTGAAGGTCCAAAAGATAATGAAACAAAGTATGGAAAGTGGACAGGGGCAAACTTCTTGCCTTGGTGCCAGTCATTTGTATCTTGGGCAGCATTTTCAGCTGGCCTAGGCCCAAAGAAATATCCTAAGAGTGCATCAACATTAGCAGCATCAGATTGGTTTAAGAAAAATAATCGTTGGGCAGATGCTCGTAATGATGATCCAACTGCAGGAGACTGGATTTATTTTGATTTTCCAGATGACGGTGTAAATCGTATCTCACATGTTGGTCTTTGCATTAAGAACAATGGTGATGGAACTATTCAAGTTATTGAAGGAAATACATCTGGAACTGCAAAGGGAGACCAACGCAATGGTGGAATGTGTGTTGAAAAGACTCGTGGTTATGTAAAAAATAACAAGAAAAAGTTAGTCAACGCAGTAGTCGGCTGGGGCCGTCCAGTTTATACTGGAGAAGAAGATGTTCCACTACTAAACAAGATTGCTGAATCAACAAAGCCAGAACCAGTTGCTAAAAAGAAAGTAGCAAAGGTTGCAAAGCCTGTTGTAAAAACCCCATCTCGTGTTAGCGGTAAAGGTGCAGTAAT